ACGAGAAAGAATATAAGATCCACTATCTGTACGATATAGCTCAAACTCTATCCAGCGATAGGCACCATTTCGTTCTGAAGTAGATTTTGCAAGTAGGGTCCCATTGAACTGTAAGGTCCTCTCCCCGTCCTTAACTGAGTACATTAAATCAAAAACCTCTCTGCTCGAGTTCGTCTACCTTTGCCTTCAACTCTTTAATGGAGTTGATTAGTATAGGTATAAGCCGAACATATTCCATACCGAGCAGTGCATCGGTCTGCCCATCGGGTAGATGCGCCTTACCCCAGTCAGAATCATCGATAGGGACGATAGTTTCGGTAGCTTCCGATCCATACTCTTGTAGTAAAGATTTAACTTCCTGAGCCAGCAGACCATACTCGACTACACCTGGGTGATATTTAAATTCATACTGCTTAGGCTCTAATCTAGATACAAAATCCAAACCAAGCGGTAACTCTGATATATTTTGCTTAATTCGCTCATCTGAGCTAGACGTAGTCAATAACCCGTCTGAGCCCACGTAAACTACCTTGTTAGATACGGAAGTGTGGGACAAGCTAGATCTAAACGTCCTACCAGCTGCAGTAACTCCAACAATTCCATACCCCGTGCCATATAGATCGGGGATATCTAAACTTCCAGAGTCTAATTTAATTATGGAGCTAGCTTTGGTAGCTGCCGCAGACAGCCTAATGCCTACACCAGAACCTACCAGCGAGATTGCTCCTGGAAGTAGTCGCAAGCTCTCCGTAGAGTTATTGTCTAAAGTTAGCCCGTATGTGGACACGCTACCACCATAGATAGTGCCTACTTCAGTAGATCCATTAAAAAATCTAAGTGAATCCGTAGCAGAGTCCATTTGGACACGAGTTCCACTAGATGCTGTCCTTACTGTCCTACCAGTTAGAGTACCAGCCGATATCTGAGTAGCTGAAATAGCACCAGCGTATATGTAGTTAGTGTCAATTTCAAGAGCAGTAATGGTGTACGCGGCTATCTGATCTGCCGAAATAGAGCCAGTGGTTATCATGCCGCCATTTATAGTCGTAGAACCATAATTTATATCATCGGCAGCTTTACCCTTATCTAGCTTACCATTGACCGTTATATTGACGCTATCGGCCGTTGACTTAGCAGTATCAGCAGTTGATTTAGCGGTACTAGCAGTAGCTGACACGGTGTTTAAGGAGTCCGTAGTGGCATAGCCACCAATTTGAACTCCACTAGCGATATATACCGCGCCTGTATTGGCTAATACTCTAAAAGTGACACTTCCATTAGTGTCATACCCGTAGAAACCAGTACTATCCATAGTAACTCGATTACCAGTCTGGGATAGCTTACTGCTAATTACATCACCTTGGACAATCTTGGCAGTTATTGCTCCAGCCTTGATCCTATCTGCCTCGATAGTATTAGCTTTAACTAGGTTCCCATGAATCTCCATACCCTGTACTAATTGCCCAGTTACGGTCATTCCTGTAATTTTGTCGCCAACAACCATAGTTCCAGGGACTATATTTGCAGCAGCTATGACTCCAGCAATAGCGTTAGCATCAACTAGAGATTCGGCTTTGGCGGTAGTGGGTGCAGAGAATCCCGAGGACTGTCCAGAGGCGTCCATAACTTTAGCTTTAAAGTAGTAACTAGTTCCGTAGGTTATTCCGTCGGCAAAAACTAATTTTGCACCTGTAACAGCGGATATAACTCCAATTAAATTTGCATCGGTAGGAGTAAATGATGCACTAGTTATTGCTGCATAGATGTATAGCATGGATACACCTGGTGGCATCGGCTGAACTACTCCAGAGGAGTTCTCCATATTACCGTTCCAAGTAAGGGTTATAGTCCCCATGTACGAAGTAGCCGTTAGAGGTGTAGGTCGCACGTTTGGTAGAGAGCTAACTGGCCCCGTTCTAGTTGTATGGGTACCAGTCAGCGCGATTGAGTCCTGAAGCCCACTGTCATATGCGATTACAGAGAAGTAATAAAGCGTTCCCTGCTTCAACATGTCAGACCCTGAGAACTTGTATGTAGTGGCCCCACCACGAATATCTGCTGAAGTCCACGGGTCAGAGGTACTTTTACGCCACTTCAGGGTATACCCTACTAGGTCAGTTAATGCCTTACCAGCTTTAGTTTTATCGGGGGCAGTCCAGCTCACAGTAAAAGTGGCTACTGGTACGGAGTTATTCCCATAAAACTCTACATCATCGTTAGCAAACGTTAGGCTAGTGGGAGCAGCTGGAGGATCGCCATCCCGTATTGGATCTGCAACCTTACTATAATCAACCCAACGTATTCCATCCCAGTAATACAGGATATTGTTGGCAGTGTCTGCCCAGGTAGAGCCTACGGCTAGGTATTGTCTAGCCACGGGGAACACGTACATCGTAGTATCGGGGGCAGTGGCGGCTATAGGAGTATCTACTCCCGCATCTAGAACATAGGTGATGCTAGAGCTAGTAACCGCGGTTACCTTCACTAAACCATCAACGCCGTAAGCTCTCGAATCCGCAGCATAAATGTCCACGTACAGTATGTCGCCAACAACAAATTTGTGGGCACTGGCTAGGGCTAGGGTCACTGTAGAGCCTGAAATTGCATACGTAGAGATAGCAACTTTAGTTATAAGAGTTTTTTTAGATGTCCAAGTCTTTGGTGCAACAGTTTCAGGCTTAAACGTGTATGTATTAGATATAGTAACGCCAGTGCGCTGACCAGATGTAGGGCTCTGGGCGTATGATGGCCTATCAGTCCAGGGGGCAGTATCCGTAGATATAACCTTAAACGCTTTGCCATCTACGTCGATAGCCTGAGTTGATGTACCGTGAATACCGTGAATCTCTAGGATTCCATCTTTAGACACTCCTAGAGTAGACTCTAAGAATATCTCTACCCTATCCTCGGTAAGTTTAGAGTTAGCTATGCCTTTGGGATATACATAGGCACTTTCAATCTTTATAAATCTCGCGGGGGCATCTGGGCCTACATATGCGGCTGGCGGAGTATCTGCCGCGCCTGAATCTACAGCAGCAGATACCTGAGCTTGCGTGAGTAGGCTAATAGGGCGCAGCTCTACAGCCTTCATCCTATCGTCTAGGCGACTCATGAGAGTCGTTAGTTTTCTGCGACGTCTTCTAATTCCCATTGAAAACCTTTCCATCAATAACTACGACACCAGATATAGGAAGTGACGGCTCCGTCACTAGCTCCAGGCTAACCTTCTCTGGATAGCTAGGGGTATCTGGTACTTCTACTGAATACGAGATTATTTTTCTGACTAGGACGCCGTTGTCTATGCCGTAGTCCTGCTCTAGATAGCTATCGGCTCTTAGAGATACAAAGGCATCATTCAATTTAACCGAGCACCAGTCTCCAGGCTTATACGTGCCCAGTATCGGGTGAGCTGACCCATTTGTTGAAATGGTAAAAGTACTGATAGGCGGGATAGACTCAGAAAGAAGTCTAGAGGCTTGCTTCCATAGGACTATCTCGTCTGCCGAATCTAGGGTATCCACTGCGTCTAGAATTGGCCACCCCTGGCGCAGGAGCTTGTGGTTAGATGCAGCAGAGTATGGCTGGCTGGCATCAGAGCTTAAGTCAGAGTCCTTACCCTGAACAAAGAATCGAGTAGCGGCCTCATCTGCGTTCTCTTCAAATTCTGCCTCTAGAATGTTTCCAGGATACTCGAATATAAGACGGTCAGCACCGTAGGCACTTGCTGGAATAGAGTCAGAAGTCCCGTTCGGCTGATCTGCTAGCCAGTCTTTTAGTGACTTTGGAACGATAGATAGAAATCTGAAGTGGCGCTTGAAGGAATTGGTAGTTGCATCATATTCGCAATCTACTCGATACTCAAAGCCATTAGGTTTAGTACTGTATTCTTCGAAGATATTGGCAACAGTCTTAAGCTCGAAACCTCTAATTACTGGGTTAGCCTCCCTAGCCGAGCTGAACGCATCATTTTCAGAGAAGTCATATCCAATATCACCTAAGGTGCTGTGCTCTCCAAAAGTGCTATAAGTCATAGCAGCTCTACGAGTTAGAGTTGGCTTGATAGAGGCCGTAGTATCTGTATAGCTCTTGGCGATATTTGCGCCATACATTACTACCTGAAATGACGTAGTCGATGCAGGTGCCCCATAGACAGTAAAGTATCCGTCGAATGTCTCGCTAACGTTCTCTAGCAGAACAATCTGCCCTTCCGAGAGCCCATGGGCTGAGGTAGTCTCGAAGGTTGCAATATTCGCAGATCGCTTAAAGCTAGAGATGGTTTTAACGTGATCCGTTTCGTTTGTACTAGATACGTTAGTACCAGTATTCACGTATGAGATGCTGTAATCACTTATGATGTCTTTTACGACAGCTTCTGGATCGTCAAAGCCAGACCCCGCCGAGATATCTGAAACCTTAATTTTTTGACCAGGGGTGAGCTCGTGCTTCTTGCTCGTGACTATGGTGGCCACGTTGCCTGAGCGTGACACTGATGCTATTTCATTGAATAGATCGATGCCAGGGCGAATTAAATCATTAGCAAAGTCGAAGTCAAATAAATCTGTCTGCAACTCCCTAAGCAGATCCTGAGCATATTGGTAAGTATCTTGTCTAGTCTCTATAGTGAGGGCATTATCCTCGCCCATCGATAGATTGGGGATATCGCGCTCCACACCGAGCGCGTCAGTGAATGTGGCAGTGGCAGTAATTATAGATCTATCATCAGAAGTACTCGACTTAGTCAGCACATCGAAGTATCCATTGTACTTGTTGTAGTCAGTAGGCCAAGATATGTATATCGGCTCGCCAACTGTAAAATTATATTGACCGCCAATTAGAGTGGCAGTTAGAGTTCCGCTAGCCACTTCTGCAGTAGCCGCGTAAGAGCTGTTCCAAGTCTTCCACACAACTCTGTGACTTAGGTAGCTAGTGAATTCTGCAGCAGTTACAGATAGAACTTTATCTATGAGGCTGTAGGTACGTCCCCAGATGATTCCTCCCCAAACGCAGATACCGTTACGGACTACGTAAAGTGCAGTTCTAGCTGGAAGAGTATTTTCGTAGACGCTTAGATTGTAGGTGTTTGGCGTTACGGCAATATCACCGTTAAATGTGCCAGCTTCTGTAAGAGATCTAGAGTAGGAGACGCTTCTAAACGGCATCTCGGCTAGCAACTCGTTAGTCATGAGATCGCAAACAAAGTAGCGATAGTCTACCGCTTGATTGTCTGGCGAGGTTGCTACTGGCATTTCACGTCCTTAAATGTCTTTATATAAGTCTAGCAGCTAGCCGATCCAGCCAGATCTCCATAAAATTTTACAAGACGCTGTGCTAGAACCATTAGCTGGGTCATCAAAAGAGAAAGTAGTTGGAACACCTGGCTCTAAATACATCCAGTCAATTAATACCGCGGCCTTAGACCTGCCATTGACGACAGTAGTGTCAGGCTCAGCGCCCGTAACTATTAAAACTTCTCTGTTGTATGTATCAATCTCTAGCCTCTGCGAGGAAGTAGTAGAGCCAACAATGGAAATTGTATCGCCAGTAACATCATTAATTATTGTTGCTGGCTGATCTCCTGACGGGCTCAGTGCTCCAGTAATTTCAAAAATTAGAGGAACTGGAGTGTTACCCGTATTCAATACAGTCGCGGATGTAGCCCCTTCAGCAACAGTAATAGAGTTATACCCATCCGAAGCACCGTCCACCCACTCGTACTTAATAGGATCGACAGCCTTGAGACCAATAGAGAAATCATGACGACCCTTGGCATTGACACTAGAAATGTCGGGGGTTCCGCTAAGTCGGACATATGCCGCTCTTGTAGGCGTCTCGTTAACAATTAGCCAACCACCAGTCTTAACTAATGATAGTGCCTGTATAAGTGAGTTTCTAGCAGCTGCAGCGTCCTGAGGTTTCTGAGGTAGAAAAGACCCAGTAAGCGTGATGTTTCGATTAGCCCAGCGGCCAATAGCGTCATATGAACCATCGCCCCAACCGCGTGGTAGGTCTGGCAGTTCTGAGTCTGGTAGTGTCCACCAGCCCTGAAGATCAGACATAACCCAGATAACATTATTACTATCAACCGTGTTTAGGGTTAGTCCATTTATAGATATGTCTGCATTTAGTTTCAGTCCCGAGATGTAGGGAGTGGGTAGCGGACTAAGTGCATTGTTTACAAGTTTATTTTCGAGTGCCTGTGAGATTGGATCTATGTTATTAGGCTCGTAATATTGATTTGGCATTAAACGGTTCCCTTACGCATCTCGAAGGCTAGACGGCGAGAAATGATGGAGGCTAGCTCCCTCTCATCCATGCCAGGGCTAGGATTCACAGTAATTTGAATATTACCAGCCCCGCCACCAGAAAGTTTTGCAATCATAGCCTTGTCACGCTTCGATAGGCCGTCTGGATCTAATGGTTCGATACGCTCTGGACGTCCAGCTTCAGCTACGTTAACTAGCGAGCCACCAGATGAAGGCATAACGGTTCCACCTTTGGCTAAGCGAGGAATTCTAACGTTAGGGATTACATTGAACTCGAAGTCGATACCTAAGGTTTGAAGAATACCATTTATGGCATCACGAAGCGGGCGCAGGAAGTTATTTAGACCATTAATCACGAAGTTAACAAAACCTTCGAACATTCCAATGAGACCATTTACTAAGGTTCTGAAGAACCCAGTGATGCCATTCCAGGCAGTTCTGAAGACTCCAACTACCCAATCGATGGCAGTTCTTATCCCACCTACGACCCAGTTCCAGGCAGCAACTATACCGTTTACGATACCGTTCCATAAGTCAGCGAAGAATGGCCCTAGACCAGTGAAGAAGTCAATAAGGCCATTCCAAAGGGTAGACATAAAGTCTACGAATCCTTGCCAGATCTGCTTACCAATTTCCGTCTGAGTGAAGAAGACGGCTAGGGCAGCAATAAGGGCTACGATACCAATAATAATCAATGTAATCGGGTTCAGAGCCATAACAAAGTTGAAGGCAGCCTGAACTCCAGTAGCGATTACGGTAGCAACACGCATGGCAGTCTGAGCAATTGTAGAGGCAACGAGAGCTACCTTCTGCGCAATCCACTGGCCGACGTTCTTCATAACTGCCCAGGTGTTTAGAGCAATCTTAGTAGTTAGGGCACCTACGGCTGTTGCAGCCTTCTTAAGGTTACCAATTACAAAGGTGCCCATCTGCTTGCCCCAGTTAGCCATAGCAGACATACCAGACTTTAGAGCGTCAACACTCTTTTTACCGAAGTTACCGATAGCAGTTGCAGCATCCTTAGACTTTTGAACAACATAGGTTCCAGCCTGTCTGCCCCACTCAGCGAATGCAGATGCACCAGTCTTAACCGCATCTACGGTCTTCTTTCCCATGTTGACTATAGCGTCTTTCGCGCTAACTACACTTTCTTTAAACTTACCTATCGAAGCTTTCATTTGGGTCATCTGACCTGCAAACTTAGTTGTCCCATCCTTACCTACCCAGAAGAAGTACTTAAATGGACCAATAAGTTTGAGGAGAGTTCCAAGTAGAATCAGCCCAGCCTGCTTGGCTAGTATCAGACCAAGGCCTACAGCTAGTAAGAATCCATGAACTTGAGATAAGCTATCCATGAATTTTTTAACATCTGGGTTATTAAAGAAGTCTGCTGCTACCTTAGCTGCATCACTGAGAGTTTTGAAGAATATCTCTAGAGTCTTGTTATCAGAGAAGGCCCCGAGAACGCGAGTAACTTGATAGAACAGCTCAGCCATAGCTGGGCCAGACTTTACGCCATCCTCTAGGATCTTCTTTACAATAGGTAGACCCTTACCTAGGGTATCCCACATAACACCGATATTAGGGTCAGCTCCAAGATCAATAATAATCTTGCCTAGCCCGCCTAATACATCTAACATCTTTGTTGCATTAGTTGCTGCAGCAGCTAAGAATTCGTGCAGGCCGCCATCAGCACCCATGTTGGCAAATCCAGCAGTAACTTTTTCAAGCCAGGTGAGCATAATATCGGCACCAGAGCCAGGCTTGAAGGCATCTTCAATTAGCTTACCGATACCCTTAAAAATGTTCCCGAAGATCCCACCGAAGCGTTCAGCAATTTTAGAGGCATCCTCGAAGAACTGAGCCAGCTTATTATCTTTATCGGCCTTATCGATAAAGGCTTCAAAGTTTGCAGCGCCTTTCTCGATCCATTTAACGAATCTCTCGGTAATAGGTGCAGCAGCTTTTAGGATTGTAAGAAGTGCACCGAAGAGGTGGCTTATAGTCCCACCAAATGACTCAATCACCTTAGCAGAGGTCTCGAATACGGATCCTAAGGCCCCACTCTTATCTGCCTTGTCAAAGGCAATACCCATTTTATCTGATACAGAGCCTAGTGCCGTACCAATTGAAGTGAATCCTTTTTGCAAGGTAGGGAAGTTCTTAGTCATGAGCTGATTAATCAGATCACCGAGCTTAGGTAGGAATCCGCTAGCTACAGCTTCCTTAAGCATGTCAAACTTTGGTTTTAGCCCTACTAGTAGTTTAGCGAAAGCCTTCTGAGACTTCGTTAGCCCAGCATACGGGTCAGTGCCCGCTGCGGCTTTTTTCTTTTTAGGATTAGCTATTTCATCCTGTAGATCTTTATTTCGATCCTTAGCCCTACGGTAGGCTAGGTCAGCCTTCTCAAACTCGATTTCTGCGTCACGCCTGGCATTGGAGTTAGGCGGCAGATCGGCCATTCTAGCTAAGTTAGCTCTAGCTTTTTCAAGGTTTAGAGCAGCTTCTTTTTCTCCGATTGCCGCGTCTTCAGCATCAAATTTGAGCTGTTGGAGCTCTTCCCTAAGCTCCTTTATGGTCTTCTTTGTTCCGCCAGCACTCTTACCTACAGCCTTAAGCGGGCCAGTTACTCCACCAAGAGCCATACCAGCTAGTTTCATGCCTAGACCGAGACCTACAGCCGCTCCTGCAACTGCAGCCATGGAAGGCGCTGCAGCTCCTAAGGCACCTATTAGACCGCCTAAGGCACCGACTAATGAGCCAATAGATCCAGCCAGGCCACCCATCGCGGACTGCATAAAGAATCCAGAGCGTTGTAGATTGGAGAATGCGTCCCTAGCATCTAGCGCATCTTTTGCTAGATTTCCGAACGGAGACTTAGATGTACTCTTTTTAATAGAGTTATTTAAGTCCTTACCAATCTGATCCCCGACTTTACTGGTCTCAGCTGATGCTTTTCGAAGAGACGCGGAAATCTGTTCGCCAACGCCAGCGGTGATGGCTCTAACAACAATGCGTGCTTCACCTACTACTGCCATGTGCCATCACCTCCTACGTTATCTGATTGGCGCATCTAGAGCTCCGTTAAATGGATCAGCGGAATCTGGATTAAATTGCGTCGGTGGAATATATGGCTTGACCTGGTCAGTTCTAGTGAATTCATCATAGTCAGATTCATCGCTATCACTTACATATCTACGTCCACCGCTAGTGCTATTGGAACTTGCTTCGATCGCGTACTTGTAGTCTCTGTCGTAGAGATCTCTATACAGACGAGTTCTCATTTTTGAGGCTGACTCCGCGTGCTCGCTACTTTCGTACCGAACATGGTCTTCTTCAAAGAAATAGTGAAGCACGTCAACTAGGTCAGTTGCATCCATTTCCTTCAAATTCAATCCACTCACTAGGGCTTTTCCATTTATATACGGCCAGAGGTCAACTGCCCAGTCGATTAAGCCTCTGGCTGCTGATTTGGGCGGTCTGTGTAGACTTCCATCAACCAAGAAATAATCTCGGTTAGGGTCTCTACTTCAACGATACGGTCTGGGTCTACAAGGAGAGCCTGAAAACGATCTGAGTCCTCAGGGGTCAGTACGTTTGCAAAGAATTTTTCGATAGTCTCGGCTGCCGCAGCTGCGTCCTCTGACGCTGCGTCCTTAGCAAGGTCAATCAGGAGCTTACCCTGAATTGCTGGGCGACATGCAAAGTCTTCGCCGTGAAGCTTGAAGCTAACTGCTTCTTTCTGCTCGGATGAGCCAGAGCCAAAGTCCTTAAACTTAGTCATTAATAATCCATTTCATTTATATGTCAATTGCGGGCAAACCCCGTACTAATATTTTACCGTATAAATGAAGGCCAGATTAGAGTGACTAGGACCTATAGTGAATTAACTGGTCGCTTAGGTATTTATTGGCCTTAGTTCCAGGGTGACGAACCTCTCGAGTCCTAATGACCCTAGACCCCTTACTAAAAACTAGTACCCCGCCAGCTTCTTTTGGCTTAATAATGTGGGGGCGTGTCCCCTCGTGGTGTGCCAGCGCGTATGGCTTATCAGCAATTAGTCCAGCAAACTGCCCCATAGCATTGCCTAGGTGGTATGCACGAATATTTCGTTGGAGGGCTCCAGTCTGGAAGCCCACCTGCTTTTTTGCACGAAGTAGCGCTATCTTGTTTCTGCGCTCTAAATACTTCCAAAGAGTTTTTGCATCACCAGGGTAGTCGGTGTTTAGGAATCTTCGTAACTCTTCTTTGTAGAGAGTTACTTCTACTACTTTAAACTCCATGATTATGGGATAGCCATAGTCAGCTGCATATTTACAGTCTGATATCCGCCATCAATTCCAGCTGTCTCTAAGGTAGCAATAACGCCTAACCCAAAACCGCTGTCGTCCCACTGGTCAAGCAGGTTAACAGAGTCCATGAGAACCCACGAGTCAATTGCCGAAACCTCAGCTGCTGCTTGAATTTGACGACCAGATGGTGGCCTACCATTAGCACCTACTACAGGGGCGGATCTGGCAATCGAGATACCAACGACCGCTGTCCTAGGTACGTGACACCGCTGAGGGGCCACTGCCTGATCTCCAGGAGCACCTAGATACATCTGAATAAAAGACACTACTAGCTGCTCTGAATCAATCGCAGGCTGCCCCATTGTCCAGTATCTACGCTGGGGCAGCTCCACGTTATATGATTGAAAAGTAGATTCAATACGTTCAAGAATGCCATCCATCAGGTCGCGAAGATGTACTGCATCCTCGGATACTCCAGTTAAATCTAATTCTTGACTTGGCATTTACTACTCCTCCGTAGAGGTCTCCTCTGCTGCAGGAGCAGCAACGGTCTCTTCAACTTCAGCAACAACTGGCTCTACAACTACTGGCTCTACCTTAGGGGTAGGAGCAGCAACTCGAGGAGCAGGTGCAGTTTTCTTTGCGACAGGTTTTTCGGCACCCAACATGTCCTGGGCGCGGAAGTTAGTCTGAATTGACATATTTCCTTCTTTCTTAGTACATCTTGATCTGGAGGTTTCCAGATGCAAGTTCGACCAGGCTCTCGATGCCATCTTCGGTTGAAGAAGCGTAGAGTGTCCAGGTTCCTGGGTCCACCATTCCTAGCGCAGCTTTAGCCTTGCTGTACGGGATAGTGAAATCTAAAGTCTCGGCGTTGTAGTCCAAAGTGATGCTAGCCTCATCCAATGCCACAGAAGTTAGTTCCCCGTAGTTTCTGAGAATTACCTTAGGAGTGAAGTCTGTATTCTGCGGGAAGAAGTTGCTTAGGTCTACCCCTTCACCCTCTGAGGACCAGCTGATGGATGCCTCGTTGCTTAGGGCACGAAGCACTAGATCCTTGCCAGTATCCGATAGAAGCCTAAGAGGCTTAGCAACATACTTACGTGCGCGTGGTTGGTCTGGAGAGAAGACCTTTGACTTACGGCGAGCATTGTCTGGGTTGACTACCTTTAGGAATAGGTCAATCTCGTATAGACCAGTGCGGAGCTCGTCAATGAACTCCTGGTTATCAAGAATTGTGTATGACACACCCTGACGCGACACTGAAGTGACACGCTGAGGGAGCTCGCACTCCTCGTCGCCAGACCATAGGCGGGCAAACTCGATGGCTAACTTACGAGCAGCCATTTTTCCAGCGGTAGGTACTGGAACTCCGTATGAATAAGTAATCTCGGTGTTACATGGAGTCCAAGGAGTGCCAGCTTTTACGTGGATAGTAGAGTGATCGACTAGGTAGTAGCTAGAAGGGTCCATAACTTTACCAAGTCTATTTCTCATAGAAATGATGCGGGTGACTGGACGTCCGCGAAGTCTGATGCGAGAATCTGGAGACATACCGTCAGAGGTTAGCTCTGAGTATTCGTCATAGTCGCCAGAAGGAATGTTATAAACATCTCCACCGAAAAGAGCTGGTGATGTTGTTTTGCTAGACGGTCCCATGCGATTATTGCGTAGGGTACAAGTATATCTCTCCGTAACAATAGTCTCGCCAGTATATTTACGACCCGACATTGCCCAGAGTAAGTTTGACGCAACCTGAGCCGCCTCAAGCGTAAACTCGGTGTATGCGTAGTCTCCCATTTCTTCTGGGAGCACCCAAAGGTTACTTGTCATCTTTTCCTCTTTATAAGTTTAACGGGTGGCAGCCTAAGCTAATTGCTCAAGCTACCACCCGTTAGTACTAGTTATTAGCTAGGGTTTTCGTTTGATGCAATGATGTTGTCAATTGCAGCATCCGCGGTGTAGTCTCTGTTACCAGGAACGTTGTAAGTGTCTCCACCTGCAGCAAGAGTTGTAACTGCAGTAGCTACTGGAGTTGCGGCCTCGTCAGCAGAGTTAACCACGATGACCTTAGCAGCACGAGGAACCGAGTTAGGGGTTCCGCTTGATGCAATATCAGCAGTGATTGAGCTAGAGACAAATGTCACTGTGTTTCCAGACACGTCAGTAACAATGTGGTCACCGTTCATTACTGGAGATAGGTTACTGACACTCAATAGATCGCCCTCTGAGATTGAAGGAGATCCGCTGAATACTAGGTTTCCAGCAGTTCCAGATGCAGTAGCGTAGTAACTGTTTAGAGTTACAGAGCTACGGTCAGAAGCAGCCACCGAGTTAGAGGTGAATACAACTGGACCAGAGCCATCGGTCCAAGTGTAGAAGCCATTTAGCCCAGTTGGAGCCCAGTCAGCGCGTGCGTAAGCGTATGGACGTTCAGCTGCGATTGGGAACTCCCAGCGGCCGTCAAGACCTGACTTGAAGTTAGCGTTTCCAAGACCATAGCCTTCGAAGGTGTTAGCCATTAGACCATTTTCAATAACGCGGTCACCTGACTGGCGGAACTTAGCGAACGGGAAGATCCAGTGGAAGTATGGAAGAACGCCTGCACGCTTTCCATCCTTAACAGCGTGTGACCAAACTTCGATCGCAACACCATTACCAGCAGGGTCATCGCCTACGCCAGGGGCAGCCCAACCGATTGACTTGTTATTCGGGTCGCCAGCAGTTCCTAGGTTCTTGCGAAGAAGTAGACCACCAGATAGTAGAGAGGTTAGTTCTGGATCTGGCTCACAGATTGCAAGTTCCATGGTGATACGCTTTAGAGTGTCTGGGGCCTTGTATGTTACACATACAACACCGTTTGCACCCTTTTCAGTGATCTCGTCGCCCTCTTCGTACTCTGGGGTGAAAGATACACGCATGAATGAAGAGGTAGTGTATGAATTACCTGCTCCGCCCATTAGGTTACCAGCAGCGTCTAGGCGGGTGACACGGATTGACACACCCTGGATGCTAGCTGCATATTCTTGAGTAGCCATATAGCTATTCTCCTTGTTTTATTACGCTGTAAGATCTACTCGAACAGCTAGGTGGATTGATGTATCAAAGTACACAGAGGCAGCTCTGGTTGCCTTAATACGCATGTCATTCGCGTTACCTGCGACATCATAAGCCTGGCTTAAGTTGTCGTTTACAACCTCTGGATCGCCGAGTAGTACTCGTACAGTTCCAGTAGCGTAAATCCATTTGTTATTGGCAGTAGCCTCGGCATTGTCGTCACCGACAGGTCCGTTACCTGTATAGCCCGAGCCTACTACAACAGGAGTCCCGCCTAGAGTCTGTAGGTGCTCTTTATCCTTGTCGTGGAATAGCATATTACTAGACGAGCTAAGTAGGGTGGCAGTATCGCGGGTCATGTGAATAATTCCCTGCTCCCCGCCAGCCGAAATTTGACCGATCTCGTGCTCGAGTAGGGCTACCGCTCTACGTGGAGATAGCGCTGCTCCACTATTTAAAATTGTTACGCTGTCCGCGCGGGTAAGATATGGATTAGGTAATCCTTCGCCGAGTGCAATGGCCCCATCCCAGAATTCAACCTCGCAAGCATGCTGCGAGATACCCTCTAGCTGGCGAGTGATACGAGCAAAGCGATCAAGGCCAAGTACACCTAAAGTGCTAGCAAAGTCTTCTGCTTCAATGAAGAAAGGCTTGTGCTCCGAGTAGCGGGGTGCTCCTGGATCAGAGAAGAGAACCTCTGAGGTATTACTGGTCTCATCCCAGTTGCGTCCATAGTTAGGACGTGTCTCCCAGTCCTGAGAAAACCCACGGACCCACTTTGCCTCGTCCTGAGGATTCTCTGGTTGCGCTACAACGAAGAGGCCAAATGCTGATGGCACGATCTTCGGAGCTTCAAAGATTCCAGTGAAAGCCATTTGTAGATTCCTTATCTAAAAGTCTAAAGTTTTTTCGTATAGGGGGAGGCCATTTCTGACCTCCCCCTCACGATTTTCTATCGGCTTAGAGCTCGACAGCAGCTGCGGTCGCTCCACCAGTGGTGTCGCGAAGAGCAGCAGCCACACCGTTAATGTTAACGGTCTGGGTGATAGCTAGTGATTCGATACCAACCTTGGCAATACCCTCGAAGGTCTCAACGAACATCTTGTAGTCGTTGGTTCCAACAAGTGACGAGTCACGGATGATACCTAGGTCTAGAGTACCGCCATCAAGGAACAAGAATGTGCCCTCTGAGAATAGGTACCAGACGAAGCTGTCCTTCCACTCGGTAAGCGCAGCTGAACCAGCCTGTGCACCGTAGTAGTTTAGGTCAGGAGAGGCAACTAGGTTAACGTTGCTTAGAGCTAGGTAGCCCTCGATCTCAGACTTGGTGACACCAAGGGTGTTGTCTCCAGGCATTGAGATAGCTAGGTCAGAAGCCATTGCATCGAAGATCCAGTCAGGAACGATTGCGGTCAACTTAGTAGTTGAAGCAATACGGTGACG